CTGCGCGGAATGAAAGGATTAAAGAAATGACTTGGAGTTCACCATATTTTACTGAGGAAGAGATGCGATGCCAGTGTGGCTGCCACCAGGATGGAATGTCGGACATGTTCATGGAGAAACTGACAAGCCTGAGAGCGGACTGGGGCCAAGCGATGACAGTGAGCAGCGGGTATCGGTGCAAGAATCATCCAATCGAAGCCAGAAAGGCGAAGCCAGGCGCACACGAGTCAGGCCGCGCCGTAGACATTCTCATTGCAGGTGAGGACGCATACAAGTTTCTTTGCGCCGCTCTAGGGCATGGCTTTACCGGAATCGGCATCCAGCAGAAGGGAGGGGGTCGCTTCATTCACCTAGACGATCTGACGACAGACGACGGGTTCTCTCGACCGACTATCTGGTCTTACTGATGGAACGGGGCAATGGAGAAAAGAAAATTTCCGGCGTCCCAAGCCGAGGCGCTAAGACAAAAAGTTACTTACTACTTCACCGGAAAGCCCTGTAAACGAGGCCATGTCTGTGAGCGATTCGCATGCAGTAGGACATGTAAAGAGTGTGCATATGAACGGAACCGTGAGCGCACTAAATACGATTACTGGATCGACTACGGCGACGAGGCATACAAAAAGAAGAAGCGCCAGAACGCCAGTAAGTATTATCACACCCGCGCACACAAGCGTGCCATCAAACTACGCAGACACTTTGAGCGCAAGTCTCGCGTAGCGACGCCACAAGGCGTAAAAGAAATCAAGAGAATGTATCTGGAGGCGCAGCTGCTGACGATTGATAGCAATGTGAAGTACGAGGTTGACCACATCATCCCGCTAATACATACCCAAGTGTGCGGTCTCTCAGTGCCACTCAATATGCAGCTACTTACTAAGGCGCAGAATCGACGCAAGGCATCACGGTTCAACCAGGATGAGCAATCGAAGATACAAATGCAGCTCATAAAAAAGCCCCCTAAGAAGGGGGCAACCCGGTAGCTTAACCGGGTGAGGGAAACTAGCGGGTATGAGAGAGTGCTAGTTCCTTAACTCTAGCACGGTAATCGATCTGGCGACACCTGGAACACGGCTTATCTTTTGTTCCGCCGCGAGTCGATTGATGACTCTGGTGATACCGGCCTTAGACTTCTCACCGACGGCCTCCATAATCTCGACGAAGTTCGGAGCGTAGCCTCTCTCTGCAATGTATGCCGATATAAACTTTAATGCTGTTTCATCCTTTTTTTGCATCAGCTAACCCCGTGAAATTGTGTGGATCGATCTGCTGCCAGATGATTTTTTTGAGCGCCTCTGTGTATGCATCAAATGTCATTTCCATGAACTCTTGCTGTCGATCGCTCGGCACAAATAATTCTTGAAACTCCTCTGGCTTACCCTCTATCTCAATTCTGACTGTTATTGTCATGTCCACCTCTTGATGATGTATTCGTTTGCAAGTTTGATATTCCACTTGCTGTCAACCCACGCCGATGGCGATAACGCATTGTTAAATTTGTCTGCTAAATTCCTGCGCTTTTCTAAGCCGTACTCAATGCGGTTTTCTTTGATCCATCGCTTGACCTTGTAATCGCTTTTGTTCGTGGCTCTCGATATACCGGCATATGAATCACCGTTCTTGTACATCGCCACGATGATTGAAATTTCATAATCTGTCATAGTTCCTCCAACTTCAGTGTCTTTGATCTTGCCCAGTGTTCCTCAACCGCTGGGATCTCTTTGGTCTGCGCCGACTTAGCTTTGATCTTTCGCACCGGCCAAGTGATCCGATAATTCTTAGCGTGACAAATGTTTGCGTCACCCATCGCATTCATTACCTCCAGTTGCGCGTCGTCGACTAATGCCTGGTATGCCTTTAGCTCGGTTCGTAGATGTGACAGACGCTCGATCTTTTCTTGTAGATCGTCATCAGCCTCCATCTCAATATCTTCTGGTGCGTCGCCCTTCATGCCAGCAGCCTCGGTTGCTGACATGGCTGGATACCAGTCCTCATCACGCACACGGCGCTCAAAGTCAGAACAGGCCATGACAATTTTTTGCTGCATTTCTACATCGGCCCTGTACACATAGATGTACAGCTCAACTCCTTGGTAGAGGGTAGCGATCACACCCCATTGTGCGCCGGTGCAGAGCATCTGGCCCTGCAACTGTATCGGACCACGGTACGGGTCAGGGGCTTCTTTCGGCGCAACTCGGGTGAGCTTGGCTTCCATCACACCCTTGCCTTCCAACGTGATCGAGTCGTCCGCGTTCATCACGTAAATGTGATTACTAATATCGGTGTTGACAACAATGCCTTCAGCGATCGCGCCTCCGTCAAGAGATGCCTGGAGTATGTCCTTATAAATGTATGCGTCTGGATAGTCGAGCTTCAGCTTCTTCAGACCGAGGCGCCGTGCAGCGGTGCGTATGATCTGGTCCTCAAATTCATTGCCCCAATCAGCGGCCTCCCCGACCTTAATCTCATAATGATGCACGCCTTCCTTGCGAGCGCGGATCGTTTGATTCAGCTCATCATTGGGGGTGGACCACGGGCTGAAGCCCATGATGCTTGGAAGACGGCTCGCGCTCATCTTCTGGATTGTTGTTACCTTTCCAACCATTCTCTCATGTCCTCTGCTGTGAAAGCGACGTTAGTATCCATTTGCGTCTGGCAATACTCCCAAATACGCGCCGGTACACTGTATGATTCCATGCCGTCAATATCGAGCAACTCAAGACCAGGCATTTCGTCTGGGTCATTAATCGATGTGTCGCTGAACCTGATGTCGTATTCAGCCCCGTCAAACTCAACGCGCTGGTAATAAATTGTTATCATTTAAAATAATCCTTGGGCCAAAGGCCGCGTCCAATGAACCGGCGCAACAACTTATCGACGACAATCGAAACAGCGAGCGCCGTGCCGTAGGTTATGATGAATAACATCACGATTGAAAACCATTCAGTCATACAAATGCCTCCAAGATTGTTTCGATCAGGCGCCTCTCAATGCGCCGCTTATCACCATCAGGTGTGCGAATAGTGACGATACGTCCACGATAGGACAAGACAGTGCCAGTGATCTGGCCCCCAGCCAGGGAAACCCTGGCTCCGATGTGTAGTTCCATTATGCTGCCTCACCTAATGCTTTTAGTGTTCTTTTTGCCGCTGCCTTTAGCGACGGATCGTCGTTACCAGGGCCGAATGGGTTGATGTACAACCAAGCGCGACTGATAAGCTCTTTTGTCTTTGGATCATCTGCGTCGATACTGACAATTGTTGGACCAAGATACTGCGGTTCAGGGACATCACAACAGCAGTCTACACAGTCTTGGTAAAACCTCCGGCCAATCCTAATAATTCTCATGTCAAATCTCCTTTAATTCACCCAATCGACGAAGACAAGGTAGACCATAAGTTCCAACCAAGTCAACACTTTTTTTCTTGAGGGGTAACTTTTCTCGGATTATGGTGTGCGATACGTAAACAAAGAGGTAACAAATGGGCGCAATGTCCCGACGCAAGGGTGCGACGTTTGAGAGAGAGGTCGCTAGCCTGATCCGAGATCATCTTGGGTATGAGTGCAAGCGCAACCTAGAGCAGTATCAACAGGGCGGTGACGATCTGTCTGGTGTGCCGGGTTGGTCGATCGAATGCAAGCGATACGCAACAGTCAAGCCAGCAGACATCAAGCTCTTCTGGCTTCAGTGTGAAGCACAAGCAGCCGTCAAAGGCTTGCGTCCCGTCCTCTTTGTGAAGCAAGACAGGAAGCCAATCCAAGTGTACATCAACTGGCTTGGCCCTGGGTCGGACTGTTATCAGCAGGACGACATCAATAGCGTCGCACAAATCAGCTTTGAGCTGTGGTGCGGCATAGCAAGAGAAATAGGAGAAGAGAATGCTAGGACTTAGCGATTCAACTGCGGAGTATTTCCGCTTCAAGCCATCGGTCAACGCATGGTATGTCGATGGTGACGAGATCGAGTTCAAGGGTATGGGTATTGACCCCGACAGTCTAAAGACCGGCTGGGGTAAGATCATGGAGGGCCAAGCACCAGAGTGGCAGTGGGACGAGCGGCCTGGCGTCAAGTCACGGCAGCCAGATCCAGACTTCAAGCGCGGATTCAGTGTAATGGTGTTTATTTCTGGCCACGGCTGGCGTGAATGGACTAGCACTGGATCGGGACCAAAGATGGGTCTTGAGGCTGTGTGGCCCGCAGTTCACAACGGCGCGGCAAGTAACGCCGATAAGATGGCCATGGTCGCATTTAATGGAGCTAAGGCCGTTGCTATCGGCAAGGGTACGACCCGCGTACCAGAGTTTGAGCTGAAGGGCTGGAAGGACAAGCCCGAAGAAGCGCAGCCCGCTCCTGTTCAGGAGGTTACCCCAGAACCAACACCGGAACCCTCACCGGTTTCATCGGATGACGATGATTGGAAGTTCTGATTTATAGCCCCCTTCGGGGGGCTTTTTTTTGAGGGTAAATCAATGAACAAGTACGCAGAGAACATCGGCGTCATTGCTCAAGAGATTTGGGGTGACCCGAACAAGAGAATGTCCCACGGCAAAGAACTCAGGTTCGGTAGCCAAGGATCGAAGAGCGTCGATACAGAGAAGGGCACATTTTATGACCATGAGACAGGAGAGTCTGGTGGTTTTGTTGACCTATACAAACTCGCCCGACCACAGATTAACGGCAACATAGCCGACGCGTTAGAGAGCGAGTTCGGCATGGATAAAGACCCGCAGTTTCAGAAGAGAGGCAAAGATGTCATCACGGTTTATGACTATATTGGAGATCACGGCGTCCTTGAATACCAGGTGGTACGTACCGACTTTGAGGATGGAAAGAAGACGTTTCGCCAACAGCGACCAGATGGTCAAGGCGGTTGGATCAGGAACCTCAAAGATGTTAACCGGATTCCGTATCATTTACCCGCCATCATTCATCATAAAGAGCGGATTGTATTTGTTGTGGAGGGCGAGAAAGCTGCCGACAAACTCAACGAGTTGGGTCTCTTGGCAACTACAAATAATGGCGGTTCAGGGCAGTGGGGCGAAGAACACTCCAAGTGGCTAAAGGATCGCCGTGTCGTCGTCATGCCTGACAATGATGAAGTCGGTGTGAAGCACGGCGCGAAGGTCGTCAACACATTGATCGGCGTCGCAAAAGAAATACGCTTACTTGATCTTAGCGATCAACTGCCACCCAAGGGTGACATCGTTGACTGGCTGAACACCGGCAAGACAAAGGATCAACTACTTGCCTTGGTGAAGAAGTCGCAGCTGATTGAAGACAAGCTTGATGATCCTGGTGAGATTGTCGCAGAGGCTCCAGAGATCTTCCAAACGATGAAGGTCGGGGAGTTGATGGCAATGCCGCCGATCATATTCCTGATCGATGACTTGTTAACTGAGCATGGTTTCTCTGTCATGTACGGCGCGCCGGGATGTGGCAAGACGTTTCTAGCGCTCGACATGGCTCTTAGTGTTGCAAGTGGTCGAGACTTTCATGGCATGGCAACTAAGCAGGGTGCTGTCTTGTACATTGCTGGAGAGGGCGTCGGCGGACTCGGCAAGCGAGTCAATGCCTGGATTAGCAACCGTGGCGATGGGATCAATCCCGACGATCTGCCGTTCTATGTCTTGCCGACCGCTGTGAACTTTGCCAATCCAATAGAGGTCGAGAAGTTGAGCGTAACGATCCAGCTGCTTGAAGAGCAAGCCGGGGGCTTCAGTCTCATTGTTGTGGACACGGTCGCCAGGGCATTACTCGGAGCTGACGAGAACAGCGCAACCGACATGGGTAAGTTTGTGAAGGCTTGTGACCGGCTCAAGGAGGAGTATCAGTGTGCATTGCTGGGGCTACACCACAGCGGCAAGGATGCGGCCAGAGGTATGAGAGGCAGTACCGCGCTCATGGGCGCTGTTGATACAAGCCTACAGATCACAAAGGACGAAAACGCTGTGGTCAAGATCTACAACGACAAACAGAAAGATGCGGAGCCGGTTGAGGATTTATACTTCAAGATGACACAGGCGGAGGTCGGCACGTTTGGGACGCAGACAAGTGTGTACTTAGAGAAGGAGGACTCAGCGTCGTTTTCTAATGGATCAACGCTCAATGAGAAGCAGCTAAAGGCGATGAATTGCTGCCGTGACGCATTAGAGAATGGGGTCATCAATCAGGGCGTCGCAAAGGACTCATTTATCTATTGGCTAGAGAATGAAGGTGGCGTTCACGGGGATGATGAGAAGGCTAAAAAGAGACGCAGAATGGCATGGATCAGAGCGCTCAATTCGTTAGTCGAAAGTGGCAACTTGGTGTCGGAAAAGGCAGGTAAAGTGATTCGCTTCAAGGAAGAGACAAATACAGGGGGCGCACATGGCGCACATTGAAGCGCACATTGATGTGCGCATGCTGAAAGCCCCGTGGTTGCTGGCTTGTAGCCTTGAGCGCACATCAAGCGCACATAAACAGCACGCACTCGGACACATAGCACGCACAGCACCCCACAGTAGGGTGCGTGCGGTGCGTGCGCTTTTTAGTGCGGATTTGAGAGGATAAGAAATGGGTTGGAAATCGAAACCAATAACTGAGCTGAGAGCCGAGCCTTGGGACGCTGCACAAAGGTCATTTATCACGGCTGAAGAAATGATGAATAAGAAGTGGGGCTGGTACGTCTGGCATCAGATGGCGCCGCCAGAGATCGCCCAGAAATATCGTGCAGCGAGAGAGAAGTACTTGGATGCGATCCGACGCCGGGATACTCAGGTCGTGGTTGATATGTGTGCAAATCTTGTAAAAGGGCTGCGCGCTATCGATGCAGAGGTAGGTCAGCACAACAAACCAGACGATGTCTTTTACCTCCAGGCTCGGATCAACAAACGTAATTATTACTTTGTGTCGGACCACATGGACATGCAGCGCGTGATCCCTCTGATGAAAGGGAAAGACCCCGTCGTCTATCAGCTGGATGAGATCACAAGGATAATTGAGGCGGGAAGCGTTGACGACGCCGATAACATGAAGGCTCAGTTCCCTGGCGCAACAGTTCGATCTATTCAATTTAAACACAATCAGGATCAGCGAGACGATGAAGTCCCCTTTTAAAGATAAGCCAAACATCCGGCGCTACTCGATTATCCCTGCACGGGCTATGCAGGACGAGAGGCTCACTGGGCCGCACATTAAGATACTGGCGTGCCTTGGTATGTACACAAACAGTTACGGCGTGTGTTGGCCTTCTCAGACGACTATAGCGCGTCATCTAGGCGTGGGCCGTGTCTGGGTATGTAGAACCATGAAGATACTCAAGGATCTTGGGTATGTGCGGCTGCTTGAGCCAAGGCCATATCCAAAGCACATCAAGAGACGTAGCAAAGGCAAAGTGAATCGCTACCAAGTGCTGTGGGAAGGCAACGATCCAATTCCTACAAACGAGCAGTTCTGGGCTCCAGCGAAGATCATTATGGACTCTGGTGACGATGAGGTTGTGCCAACCGAAACACATATGCAGACAGGGGGTCTGGGGGAAGGAAACAGCCAATATCATATACTCGCACATGCATTCGCGCGAGCCGTCGAGAGCGCATCCGGCGTCAATAGGCAGCCACAGGCAAGCATGAAGGCGGCAAAACTCCTTTACGATCAAGGAGTTAAGGTAGATCAAGTGCGTGAGGCTACCGTGTCAATGACCAAGGATGCGCTGCGCTCAAATAAAGCTCCACCTATGCACCTGGACCAGGTTGCACGGTGGTCTGCGCTGTACAATAAATGATCAATCGGCATGAAGTTATCCACAGCAAAATGCAATCCCTTATATATCAAGGGCTTACCGCGCTGCACCATGACACATAACTCTTATTATGTTAAATCGCTGCGCTGCACAATATATAGATCGCCCGCCAGAGCTGCTGCTGGTCGCGCTGTACAAAAAATGATCACCCTTGCCCCCTACCCCCTGCGCGCTATATAGGGGGAGGTCGCTCAAAATTTTCCAGAAATTCGCCAGGAGGCATAAGATGAACGATCCCATCAACCCAGATCACTATCAACGCGACGGCGTGGAGTGTATCGACGCAATCAAGGCTGCCACATCCAACTTAGAGGGACCGGAAGCATACTGTACCGGCAACGCCATCAAGTATTTGTGGCGCTGGAAGGAGAAAGGCGGCAAGACTGATCTCAAGAAAGCGATGTGGTATATCAATGACATGATCGCTGAGATCGAGGACGCTGAGTTCCAGGACGAGATAAAGAGGAAGCTATGACCAAAAAGATCACCGTCCGCGAGGCGCGCAAGTTACTTGCGATCGGCTCTGACGACGAGAAGGAAGCCGTCAAACAGGAGCTGAATGCCATTGCTGCGTCAAATGTGACTGACGTACTCCAGTGGACACAGTCTGGCGGGATGGCGTTACTTGCGTCGAAAGACATCCCTGTACACGTCCAGAAATCAATTAAGAAGGTGAGGGTAACGCCTAACCAATATGGCAATGCGATTGAGGTCGAGATGCATGACAAGCTCTCGGCCCTGCGCGTACTCGCCAGGTATCACGGGCTGCACGAACCGAACAGTGATAGTGATAGCCGACCAAGTATTTTGGGGATCAATCTGAAAGGTCCAGAAGTAACAACCTACGAGGTATTAGACGATGGCGAGAGCGAAGCAAGCGACGGATCAGAGCCAGAGATCGACCCGACGCCGAAGAGCGCCGACGAACAAGAAGATCTCTTCTGATGAGGCGCTAGGGGGACTTAACCTAGACTTCTCTGGCGCGCCGACAACTTGGAAGTTTCTGCACGATGATTCGTTTGTACGCGGTCTGATGGGTCCGGTTGGATCGGGCAAGTCATACGGCTGCGCCGCTGAGATTATGTTGCGCGCTGTCAAACAACCCATCTCTCCAAAGGACGGCATCCGTTACTCTCGGTTTGTCATCGTGCGGAACTCATACCCAGAGCTACGCACAACAACCATTAAGACATGGCTTGAGCTTTTCCCGGAGAATATCTGGGGGCCGATGCGTTGGTCGCCGCCCATCAGTCATCATATCAAGCTACCGAGTCGCGGGGACGCAGCCGGTATCGACTGCGAGGTGATCTTTATGGCGCTCGATCAGCCCAAGGATGTGCGAAAGCTGTTGTCGCTGGAGCTAACCGGGGCATGGGTAAATGAGGCTAGAGAGCTTCCGCTGGCCGTGGTGCAGGGACTCACACACCGTGTCGGTCGATTCCCGACTAAAGGCAACGGCGGTTGTCCTTGGCGCGGTATCTGGATGGACACCAACCCGATGGACGACGATCACTGGTGGCATCGTCTCGCAGAGAAGGAGCCGGTGCGCGGGAAGTATAAGTGGGAGTTCTTTAAGCAGCCCGGCGGGGTGATGGAGGTTCCAAGCACCGATCCTGATGCGATACCGGCAGCGAGCAAGTTTTGGAAGGTCAGCCCCAAGGCTGAGAACATCAACAACCTACCGCCTGGTTATTACGATCAGCAGCTCGGTGGCAAGAACCTGGATTGGATTCGCTGCTATGCCGGTGGTCAGTATGTGTATGTGCAAGAGGGTCGCCCGGTATGGCCTGAGTACGACGATTCGGTCATGTCCTGCGACGACATTGCAGTCGATCCGACGCTGCCTTTGCACATCGGACTCGACTTTGGTTTGACCCCTGCGGCGGTCTTTGGTCAGCGTTTGCCTAATGGTCGATGGAATCTACTCAAGGAGATCGTGACCGAAGACATGGGCCTTGAGCGATTTGGTCTTATCCTGCTGAACGAGATCAATGTGCATTATCCAAAGATGGACATCTTGGTATGGGGTGACCCTGCTGGGTCAAAGCGCGATGAGATCTTTGAGGTGACTGCATTCGATCATCTGAAGACGCTCGGCCTCAATGCGCGGCCTACGGCATCAAACGCCTTTCAGGTACGCCGTGAAGCGGGAGCGATGCCAATGAACAGGTTCATAGATAAACGGGCGGGTCTACAGGTGCATAAGGATTGCCAGAGGCTACGAAAGTCTTTAGCCGGTGGTTATCACTTCAAGCGAGTCGCCATGTCTGGAGGACAGGAGCGATTTCGCGACGCGCCGAACAAGAACGAACACTCACACGTTGGTGATGCGTTTGGTTATCTGTTGCTCGGTGGCGGTGAGCATCGGGTGATGACCCGTGGCTATGGTGGTCGGTACGGTGCAGCCGGAGCGAAGGGTCAGTATCAAGCGAATACAGACTTCTCGATATGGTGACATGCGAAGACGTGCATCGTTGGATCAACATACCCAACGTGCGGGTCGTACCATGCAATGCATCGCAGTTTCAGTTAATGAAGTTGTACCCTGATGCCGAGCGCAACAAGTCTCTGCTACCGACCTACAACGACCAGATCGATGCGCTCGGAAAGATGGGTCACGGCTGGACCGTGATTGGGGATGGGCGCTGTCTGGCTATGTTTGGAGTAATCCAGCTATATCCTGGCGTTGCTGAATCCTGGCTAATGGTCGATACAATAGGTATTAGAATGCGTAAAATGCAGCTCACTAAAGGCGCAAAAAGATTCTTTAATCATGTTGGGCCGTCGCTAGATTTACGTCGGCTTCATATTATGGTATCAGTAGCCCACAAAGAAGCTGTCGCCTGGGCGCGTCTATTAGACTTTGAGCTTGAGGCGACACTGAAGCAATACGCCCCAGATGGGTCGGATAGTTTAGTGTATGCGAGGTTTTATGACCAACATGTTTAAGCCCTCTATGCCTGATATGTCAGCGCAAAAAGAGTCAATGAAACGCCAGGAAGAGTTACTGGAAAAGCAAGAAGCGCGCGTTGAATCGGAAGAGGCTGAAGGGCGTCGCCGTTTAGCCGCAACCATGAGAGCGCGGCGCACTGGCGGTATGCGTTCGCTGTTGAGTCCATTGCGCTCAATGCCCCAGACAGGGTTATCAGGAGCTAAAAATGTCTAATGTTATTAGCAAGGCTATGCCTACATCTGCCCCTCAACCACAAAAGCCAGCTCCGATGTCGGAGCCTGTAGCCGAGGCGAGTCAGGCAGATGCAATGGACACCAGCTCGCGCAGAAAAAAGGCTGCATCTATGCGTTCTCGAAGAGGTGGGTATCGATCCCTTTTGTCTCCGGCAAGGTCTGGTGACACCTCTGATTCACTGAGCGGTCTATAGATGGCGGTCAACGCAGCCGGTAATTACACTAAGCCCGGGATGCGGAAACGTATGTTTGAGCGGATTAAGGCGTCGAGCGTACAAGGCACTGCCGCTGGTAAGTGGTCAGCTCGCAAGGCGCAGTTGCTCGCTAAGAAGTACAAAGCCAAAGGTGGTGGATACACGTCGTGAAGAAACCGCAAGTTTCTCTACTCAAGTGGGGCAAGCAGAAATGGCGTACAAAAAGCGGAAAGCGCAGCTCGGACACAGGCGAGCGTTACCTCCCGGAGAAAGCTATCAAAGCCTTGTCTCCACAGGAGTATGCGGCGACAACCCGCGCAAAGCGTCAAGGTGGTGGGGTTGGTTCATCTGTCCCCCAGCCGTCCAAGATTGCCAAAAAGACCAGGAAGTACCGTAATGCGTAAGGAACACAAAAGCGCCAAGGGCGGTTTGACTGAAGCTGGACGCAAGCACTTTGAGGCTAAAGACGGTGGTGATCTCAAGCCACAGCTCAAGAAAGGCAAGAACCCGCGCCGCGTATCTTTTGCTGCTCGATTTGCAGGAATGAATGCCAAGATGAAGGATGACAAAGGTCGGCCCACAAGGTATGCCTTGGCGCTCAAGCGCTGGGGATTCTCATCACCAGCAGAGGCCAGAGCTTTTGCAAGAAACAACAAGGAGTCCTAACATGCCGATGAATCCAAAGATGAAGAAGATGCAGGAAGCAATGAAGAAGAAGTATTCAAAGAAATCTTCTGACAAGCCGAAGCAGAAGCCAAAAACAAAAGGATACTAATCATGGCACGTATCACGCCACAAGAAATCCTGAAGCGTCAGGAAAAAGCTGACGCACGTAAGGAAGAATGGCGCACGATTTATGAGGAGTGCTATGAGTTCGCGCTCCCCCAGCGCAACTTGTATTCTGGTTTTTATGAAGGCAAGACGCCAGGTCAGAACAAGATGACCCGCGTGTTCGACGCAACTGCGATCAACTCTACGCAGCGTTTCGCCAACCGGATTCAGTCAGCTCTGTTTCCACCATATCGATCATGGTGTACGTTGCAGCCTGGTTCTGATATCCCGCAAGATCGAAAGCCTGAGATCTCTGAGGCACTAGAGATCTATGCTGACAAGATGTTTGCGGTAATCCGGCAGACAAACTTTGATTTGGCGATCTCTGAATTCTTACTTGATCTTTGCGTTGGCACTGCCGTCATGCTGGTCCAGCCAGGTGATGACGATGCACCGATTCGATTTACGCCAGTGCCACAGTATCTGGTGTCATTGGAAGAAGGTCCACACGGCACGATTGATAACGTGTACCGAAAAATGCGCTTACGCGCTGAAGCGATACAGCGTCAATGGCCTGATGCTGAGATCCCGCCAAGGCTGCAAAAGATTGTTGATGAAAAGCCGGAAACTGAGGTCGATCTGATTGAGGCTACCGTCTTTAATGTCGATGAGAACATCTACTGTTATCACTTGATTTGGCCGAAAGATAAGTCTGAGGACGGCACTAAGTCATTACAAGTAAACGCGGAGCTGGTCTATCGCACCATG